AGGTTCTAATTTGCATTTGAAACTGCCAATCTTCATTTACAGCGTACAAAGTTTTAGTTTGGTTTATTCTTACCTTTTCGGGGGCTACTCGTTTCACGTTATGCGTCTTCCCACCTTTCAACTCAATTAAAAAGTAGCAACGTCCGTGAAGAATAACGTCTTTTGTCATCGTCTTTAGCGTGTCTTTGAAACCTATCTTTTTTCCAAAGGCATAAAGGACAACTTTTTCCATGTCGGTTAACTTCGACTCGTCGAAAGTATAGCCCCCTCCGATAGTTGCATTGGTCTTGAAGTCTACAATAGATCCGTGTAACGGACTCATATAGTACATTTGGTTCATGTACTGCGGATAAAGGTTATCATGTCCGAAACGAACATAGCCTTGCACAGTGTAACGTACATCAACATGAGGCAACGACAAATTCCCTTCAGGCACACGCAAAAATGGCGTACTAAAACTTTGGTAACCCGTGTCCACCACGCTTACACTTTCGTCTTTTTTAAACTTTCCAAATAAACCCATTAGTCATAAATTGAATTTGATATACCCTCGACAACCATACGCCCTTCCTCAACTAACGTCAGTCCGTCAGCGTTCGTGTTTGGGTCGACAATTATCGGGTCAGGACTTTCGTAAATCTCGTAGCGGTATTGACCTATTCTTAAAGAAACGTCTACTCCTTCCTCCAAAAAGAAAAGATTGTAACGGTTTACATATTGAGAATAGTCCACACCTACCCAATAAACGGGTGCTAGTGTCTCGTCCATTTCCCACACGAATTTAAACAACCATGTCGGCGCAGTGATCGTAGCACTTTCCGTTAGCGTTAAGGCTATTGTATTGTTTTCGTTTTGTTCGAGGTATATCATACTACCTTAATAAGTACAAATTGAAAAAGTTGGTTAAATAAAAAAGGGGGCTAATTAAAACCCCCTTCCAATTCGTGTTTATCTTATTAGATAATGTCAGGAATAATTGCAGCGTCTACCTCGTAAGCAAGGTTTTCGTTTTCAGCAACAAACGTAATTGAATACTTTGACCCGTCCGCTTTAGCAGTTCCAGAACCTTCAGCAACCGCTGTAAGTTGAGCCTTTGGAAAATACCAATACTTCCCGTTAGCGTCACCAACTACAAGTGCAAGGTCTCTTTGACCTTCACCCAAGATTTTGATTGCCTTAGATTTCGCAGCTTCACGTCGGTGAAACATCAAAGTAACAGTTTGCGTGTAAAAAGACGAACCATTTACCAAGTCAATAGCCGCTTCTTCCGTGTACATTCCTGTGTTACGTCTGAACTCAAACGCAACGAATGGGTCTGCTAAAGTACCGAAGTCAGTAATAACGTAAGCAGCTTCAACGATTGGACCTACTACATTGTCTTGGTCGTTAATTAAAATCGAAGTTATCCCTCCGATATTTGAATCACACCCTTTAAGGATGGACTCGAGTGTTGTACAAGCCATATTTTTAGTTTAAAAGGTTTATAAAAAGGGGGCTATTAAACCCCCGTTATAATTTAGCAGTATTGCGCCCCTCCGTACCAAACAACTTGCGGTGTATTCACTACATAGAAACCTGCTTTGAAGTCAGCACGTGCGCCGATACGACGGTCAAGTGTAGTCTTGCTGAAGTCAACGATTTGTAGGTTGTCTTGGTCACCTTCAGCATCTAAAGCGTAGATGAAGTTTGAATAGTCAGACAAGATGATTGTAGATGCAGGAAGACCGTACTCAACAACGATTGCAATATCAAGGTAAGTCAAAGACAAAGCAGTGGTTACGTTTGAAGTTGTGTTGTAAGAAGCAGTCGCAATACGGTAAGCAGCAGCAACGTCAGGAGAAACCTTAAACTGCATTTGTGTAGGGTTAACCAACATTTCAGCAGTTGCAGCAGTCAACGTTGCGCCCATTTTCGCAAGTACGTTAGATGAAGTGATAGCAGCGTAAGTTCCAGCAGGAGTAATGAAGTCGTTAGCTGTACACAAACGCAACAACCAACCGTCACACAAAGCCAACGCAGGAGTACCACTTCCAGTGTCACCTTTCCACATCAATTGTGCAAGTTCTTCGTGTCCTTTTTTCGCCATTTGTGACCAAAAGAAATTCATAAAAGATGCAACGCTGAAATCAGAGTTTGAACCTTTAGCCATTTCCAAAGCCAACCAAGACTGCTCCAAATCGAACTGACAAACAGACGCTTGAGAAGTCAAAGCGCATACGTCAATTTCTACTGCAGAAACCGTAGCGTCTTGAGCGTTGAAGTCACAACCTGACTCAGCAAGAACTGAATCAAAAACTACGGTTGCAATTTTAGTTTTGTTTTTAATACCCGGAAGAACTCGGTAGTTCGTAACCGCATTTTCCATTCCGTAAAGGATAGAATAATACTCACTTGGGTTTGCTTGTAGTAACGCACTAGCGTCAACTGTCAAGTCAAATTTGTATTTCTTAGCCATCTTTATTTTTTTAAGAAGTTAACTACGTTATTAAATTTTTGTGCTGCTGACATTTGTACTTCCTCAACGGGGGCAGCTTCCTCCGTTTGAGTCAATTCGTTTTTGAGGTCTGCAATGACTTGCAAAATTTCGCTAACTCGCTGCTCTAAAACAGGGTTAACAATTGCAAGGATAGCTTCCGCATCTGCCGCAGGATCAATAGCCGCTTCAACTTCTACCTCTACGCTTGGCTCCTCTTCAGGTGCTTCTACGGGTGCTTCGGTTGGTGCTGCCATCTCTACCTCTTTCGATGCTTCGACTTCCATTGCTACCTGTGGTTCTCTAACTTCAACGACTACTCCGTCTTTTACGACGATAACCGTTCCGTCTTCGAGTGTGTGTTCTCCGTCTGGTAACATATATGTTTGTTTTTGATTACTTAGTTTAAGACCTAAAAAGCCTTCAATAGAAAAACCGACTTGACCCGCTTCGACTAACTTGTTATAATAGTCTGTGTCCGTTATTTGTGCGGTCATCATTAACGTACCTTTAGGAACTGAAATTCCGAACGTACTCATTGCCTTGTCGGCTTCGGGGTTGTCTACTAGCCACGCTTCGAGAATATAGGCAGGGACTAATTTGTCTCCTTCGTGTTCGAGGTTAAACAAGTTTTGGTTGTTTAAGTTCAACATGAACTCTTTGAAGATAGTATCTATTTCGGTCTCACTGAATTGAACATAGTACTCACCCATTTCCGTGTCATTTCGGTAAATGTCCATTGGGATCATGGCGGGTGCAGTTATTCTATACTTTTTCTCGTCTGCGAAGTGGCTCTTTGCTTGGGACTTGAACGCAACGCCCTTAACAAGTACGGCAGGGTTAGCCGTGAACGCAATAGCATCTACACCTAGCGGTTGGTCACCTTCGTTGTATGCTTCGTCTATGGTAATTTTGTAAGTCGGTAGTCCTTCCATTGACTTAATAAGTAACTGAAAAATGTTTTGGTTTATTTTTAAACATTATTTACTTACCTTTGATTAAAATCTAAGCAATGATACAAATGTTCGGGGTCGAAATACCCAACCATCTAAACGAGTTAACCGTTCAACAATTCGACGAACTCAACAAAATTGAGAATAACCAAGAACTAGACACCATTGAAAAGTGGATTGAAAAGTTTATCTACCTTGGTGTGCCTGACAAAGCCTTCGACAAAATGGAACTCGAAGAATTTACTCAATATATCAAAGAATTTAACAAGTCCGAAGCACCAAGTAGCGAAAAGGTGACCGAGTTAGTCATTGACAAATATACATACCAAGCAAACGAGACCATCGGAGTAAAAGACTTGGGGCTAATTGAGAAAATCTACCGAGGACAAGACGACAATTTCTGCGCTCAGACGTTAGCCATACTTTTTAAACGAACTGATCTAACGAGAACCGAACACTACGCACCTGCTCACCTGAAAGTGAAGGTGGCTTTAATGAAGAAACAAAACGCAGAAGTAGCCTTCCCATACATTATGGAAATTCTGCAAAAGATAGCCGCTATTTCGGAAAAGAAACTCGAAGAAGTTAACGAAGAAGTAACAGAATAAAGGTGAATTTACCTAGAAATTGGAACGAAGTAACGGTTAACCAATGGTTGGAACTAAACACCATTGACGAAGAATACCATAACTCCGTGTTCCTGCAAACTATTGAGGCGCTTAGCATACTTTCCGATACGGACCCCGAAGAGTTGGAAGACCTCGACCCCGAAGAACTAATTGACCTTGCACGAAAGGTTAGTTTCATTGAGCGTGAGCCATCCAATAAACCAAAAGAACTGGTGAAGGGGTTAAAGTTAAACCCGTTGGATAGGCTTACGTTAGGGGAGTTCATCGACCTAGAACATTATGCTATGCAATTTGTACAAAATTTCGACATTTTGCTTAGTATATTATACAAACGTTGGAAGACGGACGAGTGGGGTAACGTAGTATTTGAGCCCTATTCGTATAGTATAATGAGCCGCAAATTATTATTTCACGAAGTAAGTATAAACGAGGTTTATGGCGCAGTCAAGAATTACATCGACTATTCTAACGACTTTAAGAAACGCTACGAGAATTTATTTAACCCGATCATTGAGGAAGAGGAAACCGAACTAGACGAAGACGACCTTAAAGCCGAAGCCGAAGAAAAGGTGTTTAGTAAATGGAGTTGGGAAAAACTACTTTACGACTTAGCAAACCAAGACCTCACGAAAATAGACGCAGTCACTGACCTTAATTTAATCTTCGTATTTAACATGTTGTCAATGGTCGAAGAGTTGCAACTAAATAAGGACTAGAAATTATGCCAATTACTAGCATAGTCAAATTCTCCGTTCCACTTACCGCCATCAGCACCAAATAGATTGTATGTAATTTCTAACTTGACATTGTCAGGTGTGACGTTAATAGTAGCCACATCCAATATAGGATAGTTAGCCTGCATCCATACCAAGTACTCGCCTATTGCATCCGAAATAAATTGTTGACCTAGTGGGCTATCAAGTGCTTTTTGTGTTATGAATTGCGGACGAATAATACCACCGTTTGTAAGGTGTGCGCCTTTGTCCATAAACATATAGTAAAAGATAGCGTTGATTGTAACGTAAAGTTTATTAAGGTCTCCCGTTGCAGCTGATATACGGATTGAGTCGTGCATCGTTCCCGTACCTTCCCCAGACTCATTAAACCCAATTTGAGTAATGGTTTGTTGAATAGCCTTTTGTAGCTTAAAACGTGTAGGATATTTTATTTTAAATGAGCCTTGCATAATTCAATAAGTAATGTGTTCGTGTTTTGGTTAAATCAAATACCACTTACTTGCTGCGCCACATATCAAAGTGCGCACTCCGTTAGGTGCAATAGTAATAGTCGAAGCCGAGCCGTCAATAGTTGAGCCGTTTGTATTTAGGAATGTATTGTAGTCCGTTGACTTAATTACCAACACTTGACCTATTACCGAAGTCAAAGGTAAGTAGACAGTAATAGCTGCGGGTGGTGTAGCAACTAAACAATAGTCGTCCGTAGTTATGTAATAGTCTGCGTCAATGTTGAGCAAATTAAATACAGCAGCACCCGACAAGTTTAATGATCGGATATTTGCCACGTCCGCAGCTATCCGCTCGGTCACTATTCCCGTTTGGTCGAGCATCTTATTGTTACCTACAATGATACCATTAACACCCGGTTGTATTACGTTACCTTGTCCGTAGATAGCACTGACTGACGTACCGGGTACTACGTTCCCCACAAAACTATTACCGAAGTGTATGCTTCCCGTGTGACTCGCAAGGTCTCCTACGGTTGTCGGGGTGACGTTACCTTTTTTAAATGGGGCTAAATCTATTTCAGTGTCCGCACTCATTAACTCGACCTTCGTAAGGTTTTGAGCATTACAGTCGTAGTCAATTACTTTGTTGATCGTCCACCAACTATTATCTATTCGTATTTTTGAGTTTAGTTTGAGCCCTTGTATATCATCTTCCCGTAGATTAAAGTAAGCCGTCAACATTTTACCTACGTTTATTTGGTTTACTGTACGTCTCCAGTAAAGGTTGTAAAGGTTGTTATTCGTTATGCTGTAACCTTCATAAAACATGTAGTCGGGCTGTGCGAATAAAATATCGAAGGTCGGGTTTGTCGGGTCATCCCAATGGTGGAAAATTGGGTAAGTCGTTACGTTGGTCTCGCCCGTAGTACCATAATTGTATAAATTGTAAGCGTCACAAACTCCCTCCCCTCCGTCTTGTAGTATTCTTATGTTTACTTTTGGCGCACCTGACAATAAAGGTAAGTAAGCGTTAAACGTGCTTTGTCCAATTGGTGTCGGGCTAAAGGTTATTTCTTTCGTGTCTATTCCTTTTACATACTCGTTGTCAAAGATAAACTCAAGTTGTCCGTAGATCTCTTTCGTGGCTTCGAAGTAGATTTTGTTCGGGTCGTCGCTGTCGTTTTTGTAAGTGAGTATTAATTTCTTTGCACTCAGCTCGGGAAGGAATTGTAACGCTTGGTCTTTGTCCTTTGCTAGTTTGTACGTCCAATCAATTTCCGTTCCTGCGTCGTAGTAGTCGTCTCGGTGCATTAACACCAAGTTGTTTGGTACTTCGTTGTCTTGCTCGGTGTAAAGGTTGTACATCGTGAAAATTGACTTAATGAAGTCGGCTTGTTTCACCTTATTAGGTACTGCGTTATTCATGTCAATGAGCGCACCATACCCTAGTATGTTTGACGAAGGAAGAATGCGAACCTCAATAGAAGTGTAGTCCATTTCAACGTCAATTGAAACGGGTGAACCACCTACGGCTGCATCCATCCAAAGTAAAGCGTTACTCGTAGGAATAACATAAGCACCTGCAAAAATTGTAATTAAGTCCGTAGCAATTAAACCACCACCTAACATTTCATAGGTATATTGAACCGTGCCAATGCTTGTCGTTCCAACGGGTAATGTGTCACCTTCAAACTGAAAAGCGTTTGGTCCAGTTGGCGAAGAACTTGAGTAAGATATTCCGTTTTTTTCTAGGTGAAATAAAGGTCGATAAGAAAAAGCCTCGGTCACGAAACTTGTTGCCGTGTCTACTAAATACGCATCGTTGCCCGTTGAGTTAACTAAATTAATATCTACGTTGACAGTGAATTGAAAGTTAATGTTTTCCGCACCCTGTAAGTTTAATGGCACATCGTATTCGCCTAAACTTGGGTCGAAGATACCTAACGCATCCGTTACCTCAGTCCACCCCGTAAGTGGTTGCCAAAATGAAGCGTGAGGATTGGTAAGCGTTGCTGCATTTGTAGCGTCAACTAAAAAGTCGTTGTAGTCAATTAGCGAACCTTCCCCGTTGAAAGGTATTATTAGTTTGTCGAAGTGTGCTGCGCTCAACGTGTCCCATGTATACGAAAATCCTGCGTTGCTGAAGATACGGTCGAAGTAAGTCTTTGCGTAGATGGCAGGTTTCATATCCTGCAATAGGTAGTTATTAGAATCCTTAAAGGGTAGGAGGTATTTGTACCCGTCCGCTTGGGTGTGTGCGTAAGAGGCTATTACATTGTCCGCTCGGTACTCGTGGTTAAGGTCGCTAAAGTTTAAGTTAGTAAGTTCGTTATTCCCTAGCCTAGTAAAAAATTCAGAACTTTCGTCTTTTACTAGCACCTCGTATTCGACCTCGTTTTCGTAGTCCGCAGTTATTTGAGATTTGTTAACCGCAATAAGTTGAAGGTAGCCCGACTCAAGTACGGGAAGTCCGTTTTGAATAACCGAACACCGAGTAAGTTTGTTTATGTTGAACGTACCCGCTTGAATGTTTATGTCGTAGTAATGGTTCAGCAAGTTGTGATTGTTGTCCGTCCCCGTTAACGTGATCGTCTTACTAA